TTAAAATGGTAAACCATCATCTGAAGTAGTAGCTTTTGCTGTCTTCTCTTCAGGCTTGTATGTATTTACCTTAACATAGTGAGTTTTACCGTATTCGTTCTCACCATCTCTGTTTCCAGCGATTGTAAGATTGATATACTTTTCTCCTTTGTATTCATAAACATGTTCTTTAATCTTGCCTAAAGCTACGCTAAAGTTTACGATTGAAGAGCCATCTTCAAATACAACTTCTTTGCCGTTTCCACAGTAAATAGTTTCTGTTTTCATAATAAAATAATTAATCATTAATAATTCTACAAAGTTTTTGATACTTATGATTAAGCATCTGATACCTGTCTTTGTACTCCAGGTATTTCTTTTTAAAGTGTTCTAAGTCATTACTTAAACTTTCTATGTATGTCATTTGACTAGAAAAATCATACAGGTCTAATTTATTATTTATCAAAGCTTCACATTGAGTAAACATCATTTTATATTCAAAGTCAGTCTCTATAAAATCATTGTGATTTTTCTCATAGTGCATAATAGATGCGTGGTCTCGACCAATCAGCATGCCTATTCTTTTTAAACTATAACCTGTAAACTTTCTCATAAGTGCTGAGAACATAGTTCTAGCATTTACATAGTTTCTAAATCTTCTTCTGCTTTTTAATTGTTCTGGTTTAGAGTTAGTAATTAAACAGACAACTTGCATAATTTTATCATGCAAACTATCTCCTTCTATTTCTAATTTTTCCAACTCATCAACATTAAATAAACATGTTTCTAAATCTAACTCGGCCATATAACAACTAACATATTAAACAAACAAACTTTTAAATCCATACTCATCTGATACCTCCAGTATTTTATTAATCTTTCTAGCTTGTTTCACACTAAATAGTGTAGGCTCATTTAAATACTTTCTTAATGTAGGCAGAGATATATCTGTCATCTCTGAAAGCTTGTTTCTAGATAGACCTTTACAATCCATCTCAGCTGTCAATCCATTTTCTTTTCTCATAATTTTATTTTTATAATTCATCTATCCATGTAAATTCATAAGGCTCTTTTGTCTCTTCAACAAAGTAATCCTTATAAGTCTTTAATAAATTTTTGTACTTAACTCTACCTCCAGACATGAAATCATCTCCACAAGTATATACTCCTATATTATAAGGAGCAGACTTTTCAATAACTACAAATATAAAGTTACTTACTCCAAAGGCATCAGAGTAAAAAGCAGATTGTCTATCGTAACCCCATTTGTAACATGAGTTTCTAAATCCTCTTGGAGTTGCATCTTGTGTTGTTTTTATATCCATGATATAACCATCTTCAAGATTAACCCAATCGGCTTTACACTTACATAACACACTCTCATCAGAGTCTTCCCAAACCATAACCTGTTCAGCTTTACCTTTAGATAATAATTCAGTAGCTTCAACAGAAGAATATATTCTGTTTCTCATTCCAATCAAACTATTCCATTCAGCTGGGCTAAGAATAATCTTACCCTTGTTAGCTTCAGAAAACTCCTTAGCCATAGCCTTACCATCTTTAGTTCTCTTGTCCATCTTAGGTTCTTTAACAACAAGTTCTTTAAACTTGTCATGCTCTAGAATACATAGATGAAAAGCTCTACCAAATAGTAATGCTTTGGTTTCTTCTCTAAGGTCAGGGTTGTCTTTATAGTGTTGATAGTGAGCGGGGCTGACTGCAATCTTACCTAACTGTGAGTTTGTAACAAAGTCAAAGTCAGAGTAGTATGCCGAGTCATCAGCAAACTTCTTAATAAATTTATCAAACATGTTAAGCTAGTGCCTCACCTATAAGGTCAGACTGAGGTTTAGTTAATGTATAATTTTTTATCTTGTCTTTAACTACATCAGACTTACCATCTTTAATAGCTTGTAACATAGCCTCAAGTTGAGGAGCGGTTAGTTTTGGCTTAGACTTTTTCTTTGGTGATTTGTCTTTAGCAATAGCAACCTTTACTTCATCAGCAGAAGCAACAGATGTATCAATACCTATACCAAAGTTACCAAGAACTCTACCCCATGCAGATGTTTCGCAGTTCTCAATAAAGCTAGTCTTGTTAATGTACCCATCTGCCTTAACTTCGTGTGCATGAGCAGATGCTATCAAAGTACCATCAGGTCTTACTATACTTGCTTTGAATACACAGTGTTCCTCAGTAGCTTGTACTATCTCAGACACTAATGCGTAGTCAGGGTAATGCTCTCTAAAATGTTTTAATCTTTCGTTTACTGGGATATAATCTTTCCCTTTGATGTTAATTGTTTTCATTGTTATTTAATTTAATTAAAGTGTGAGCAAATGTAATAAAAAATAATTACATCTGCAAAATTATTCCGTACTATTTAAGTCGGATTTTAACTCTTGCATGATAGAACATCTTTCATAATATTCTTCATTTGTGTAGTAATCTATTAGATAATCTATTATTTTATTAATCTCTCTTTGCTTTCCTGTTTCGTTAAATATTTCTTTTAGATGTTCAGAGTTATCAACTAGATGATGATATAATTCTTCCTCTAGTATAAAGGTATCTAAATTTTTATACTTAGATAAACTCTCTAAAACTATTCTAAATATAATTGGTCTTATTTCTTGTAAACACTTTTTGACTTCCTTATCCATTTGAGTAACATATTTATTGGTATAAACAATACCATCATTCCAAAAGTAAATATAGTTAATCCTAATAGGAAAAGAAAGAAAGAATAAGATATTATATTAACAGCTATCTCAAACATAATTCCTCTCTCCATTTAACAAACTTAATCATTTCTTTTAACTTCTTGACACTATGTGTAGATAAAACAATTTTATTCCAATTTTTATTAATATCTAAGTCAGGTAGTAAGGCCATTGTTTGTAGTGCCTTTACTTTTTCTTTATTAGTTTTCATGTTCTAAAATTTGTTTAATTCTTTTTACTAATATATATGGACTTATACTTCCCATTTCAAATTCTTCAATTTGATACAATATTCTATCTTTCATAATAATCTGATTTATCGTTAGTTATATCTAATGTATTCTCTAATAGTGTTTCTACCTCATCATATCTTTCATTGTAGAAATCTTGTGCTTCTTCCCTTAACCCAAAAGAAGTATCTGTGCTATCCTTACTTTCATACATTTCCTCTCCAAATCTTTCTTTGGTTATTTGTGTAGCTATTTCATCTACAAACTCCATCCATTTGTCGTTTGGTATTCTGTGTTTACTCATTTGTATTGCATTTTTAGTTCTTAAATCAAATCTTTTGTGAAATTCTTCTGCATGATTACTCATTACTTAAAACTTTTATTAAATTCTGTTATTGGCTTGTACTCACTATCTTGTTTTAGATTTATGTAATCATCATACATAATTTCAATCTTTCTAATTTGATATTTAAAATCATCTGATGTATAGTGATACTTTTTATCATCTATTGCTTCCGCTAATTCTTGTAGTCTTTTAACTACTTGATACTTAATTTCTTTTGCTCTCATAATTTTATTTTAATTATTATTAATTTCTAATTTAGATATATGATTGACATAATCATACCATTCTCCTATTTCAGAATGTATAACATTATCTTCACCCAAAGCAACCATGAATCCTTTGTCTCCTAAGTCATTAATACATTTATTGACTGCCTTAACATCTTCAAACTCATCATACCACTTGAGGTAATCTTCAGTATATATAATCCAATAATCTGTTTGTTTTACTTTAAAATTATTTGACTCATCATACTCAGTACAATCGTAAGTCTTTTCGTACCATTTGAATGATTTATGTAGGTTGTATTCTTTTAAAACTTTATCAATTTTTTCTCTTGAGTCTTTCCTAACTCCAAAGATTACTTCACTTCTGTATCCCATAGTTGTTTATTTTATTAATGTTAATTTAGTTTTAATATTCTATTGGTTGTATTTCTCCATCTAATTCTTTAACTATATAAAAATTGTCATCATCATTCAATCCTTCTAAAGAATTAAGAAAGTATTCTGCATCTTTTATGCTGTTAAAATATCTAGTATAATTTCCGTTATCATCTAGGATAGTTAGTCCTGTCCAATAATCTTCTATAAAATATCGTTCCATATTTAATTTATATTAATATTAATTTATTTAAATGTTGTATTGTATCCTCTAATTCATCAACACTATCTTCTTCTCTGTATGTTAGTTCATCTTCAATTAGTTCATCAATCATCTGATACTTTTCCATATAAGGATAGTGTTCTATTTCATTACCAAACCAATCGCTATACAAATTCTCTACTTGTGAGCGATTAAACTTCTCATAGTATTCTCTTTGGGTATCTTCCCAATCTTGTAATAAATTTTTCTTTTTCATATTCCCATAGCATAATCTAGCACTCTATCGTGCATTTTATCTGTATCAAAAAACTCAAAGTAAAAGTCTGTGATGTTCTCTCCATTAGCTAAGACTTTGGTAATAGTTACAATAGTCTCATCTGGTTGCTCGTATGTGGAAGGAGCGTAATAAAAATCATATTCTATTTCTAGTATGTTATCGTTTTTCTCTTCCGAGTATGTTCCCATGTGTGTTTTCATGTGTTGTATATTAAATTATAAATTATTGATGTTGTCATAGCTATTATACATAAATACATAAAAATGTATCCTAAAATTTCTTTCTTAGTTTGTTTGTCTATTTTCATTTTGTCATTTGTAATAAGGTTAATCTTCTTTCTTTTTCTGATAATGATAATGTATCCCAATCTCTTGGTTTAATTATACCATCAGTTGCAAATACTATCCTAGCTTTTGCTTTTACTTTACTTTCTCTGTCCTCTACTGACATATCAGTCAATAGCATGAACATCTTCATAATATCTAAATTGTTACTCATTGTTGTTGTTATTTAATTGGTTAATAAATTCTACTACTGCATCATAAGTTTGACTTAATAATGCATTGGTTAATCCGTTGTATATATCATCATAACTTTCATCTTCATAATCTTCAAGCCACAATATCTTAGATACCACAGGCATAAGCCAATCCCAAGATTCGTGGTATTTCATCTCTTCTGGTAGATACCATTCTCCACTATTGTATTTTTTTACATAATACTCTTCAGGTTTATATTTGGGAGTCGTTTCTAACTCCATAAATTCTGCTATTAGTTTATTGTTTTCCATTGTTGTTAAATTAAAATATTTCCATTTTAGCTAATAATTCTTTTGTAAACTTAGTTACAATTTTGCCTTTGTAGTTTTTCTCTAAATCTTTCTGATACTTAAGTTCCATTGATGAAGGAGAACTAAAAGTAAAGTATTTATCTCTGTTTGCGACTAAATCTTTACAATAATCGTTAAAGTCAGTGATGTAGTCAATATGGGTTGGAAGGGAACTCCCTAAAAACCTAGCTATTTCTCTGTGAATTTCAAACATTTCTTTTGCTTTTTCTTCAATATATCTATCGGCTTTTTTCTCTAGTTGTTTTTGAATTTCATTAGTAGTTTTCATAATAATTAATTTAATTGTTAATAACTTTAATTGTTTATACTTGTTTTTCTATTGACTTTGTAGATTATATCCCATAACTTTGCCTTGCTATTGTGCTATATAAGATAACACACCATTTATTATTATCAAGTAATTTTTTATATATAAAAAAATAACTCTCAATGAGCGTAGCGAATGGTGGCGAAGCCATAGTGATGTACCATATAACGCCCTAGCTATATCTAAAAAAGTAGGAAACAATACACGACAAATAGTATTGTTTTACAATATTGGTTTCTCCTAATATTAACCTAACTTTATAAGGCATAGTCACCCAAAGACTATTTTAATATCTCTTGACAGATAACCTTTTACTTATTTTTAGTGTAGTAGCGTTATGTTGATAGTGACTCTTCTATTGTTGCTCTCTTTCTATTCTTTTTCATATATAAGTTTGTCAATATGATTATTCCAATAAATTAAAATGCCCTCTATCTGTTCAATATCTTCTCTATAATCTTCATGTTGTCCTCTTGCATACATATTGTGTATTATTTGTTGTGTATGATATGTTAATTTTTCTAAATCATCTTTCAAAAATTCTTTCATTGTCTTGTGTTTTTTTTAAGTGAAATATAAAGTTTTTATTTTCTTGTTTTAATTGTTCTACTATATGTGATATACAATTATAAGTATTTTCATCTTCTTTGTGTTGTTCGTAAATTACTATATCATTATTCCCTTTGTATTCCCACGAGTAGTTTCTAATTTCTATATTATTATAATCTTTCATAGTATTCATCTTTAAATGTATTAATTAGTTCTCTACCATATGCAGTATGAAATCCGTATGAATGTGTATACTCCATAGGTACATTCTCTATTACCAGATGAAATAGTTCTTTTGTACTTACATCGTATTCATCTGCCGTTACTTGTAGTGCTAACTCCATAGCGTTTGTGTTGTGTCTTACTTCTCCATAGTTAGTTTCTATGTAGTCTTGTATCTCTTGTGCTTTCATTTTTGTTCGTTTAATTGTATTCTTAAGTATTCATTTCCATTATCATCTGTATCTACATCAGCTATATCACAGCCAATTAAGTTGTCTATTTCGCATAGGTCAGTAAATGTGTCTATATGTAATTCACACAAATCATTTCCGTAGTAATCTTCTAAAACTATCTTCATAATTTAAATAATTTAATTAGTTCCTCTTTTATTATATCTTCAAGCTCTTGCTCATCTATTATTTCATTATCTGTATCTATATAATCAGGTATTATTTTTTCAAAGACCATTCTGTCTACTATTGCTAGTGCAATATCTGAAATATCATCTTTCAATATATTATGGCTATGTATATATTTACTTAATCTTTCTGTTGTATCTTTCATTTAATTAAATTTAATTTATTAATATCTTCCATTGTCTTTGCTTGATTAACTTTTTCGTTCCAAGCTAAATTATATTTTAGTGGAGTCTTGATTAGTTTAGATTTCTCTCTAGCTATCTCGTTAATATATCCACCACCTCTATTTAATTCTTTATCTTGTTTAGCTATCTCTAAGTACATATAATCAATATCTTTATCTGATATGTTTACAAAGTCGTTAATATAATTTTGATATACATTGATAATATTTATCAAGTCTTCTTTTCTAAAATTTTCCATAGTTTTATTAAATTAATGTTAGTCCTTCTTGTTGTGCTACATAGTTTATGTGCCTTTGTGTCGTTACACTCCAATAGCCTAGTTGTTTTAATTCCATCTTATATCTATCTATTTTAGCTACTTTTGTAGTGTATGATATAACATCATTACCTTCTACCCTTAGATTGTGTTTGTATCTGTCGTATTTCGTAATCATTGTTTCC